CCGGCTACGGCTACAGCTCCGGCTACGGCTCCGGAATTAAGAGATTCAACCGAGAAACGGTCTATCAAATCGACGGCGTAAACACGCTGATTCGATCCGTGCGCGGCAACACTGCGCACGGGGCGATCGTGAACAATGATTTGACGACCACACCGTGCTACATCGTCAAGCAGGACAACATTTTTGCGCACGGCGAAACGCTGCGCGAAGCAATGGAGGCGTTGCGAGACAAGCTTTTCGAGGATATGCCGGAAAACGAGCGTATAGATGCGTTCCTGCGAGAGACAGACCGCGAGAAAACGTATCCGACGCAGTATTTTTACGACTGGCATCACCGTTTGACCGGCTCATGCGACATGGGGCGAAAGCAGTTTGCCCGAGACCACGGTGTTGACCTCGAGCATGGCATGATGACGCTGGCGGAGTTTTTGGAGTTGACAAAAGACGCTTACGGTGGCGATGTGATCCGAAAAGTGATTAGCAAGATGCAGGAGGCGAAGTGATGGTTTCGGGTGAGGCGCTGAAAAAGCTGCAAGAGCAAATTGCGGCGTGGCCGATGGCGCAGCGGTTCGTGGTGCAACAACTCATTCTGGATTATTTGAGGAACCGGGAAGACGTGCGCGCATATGAGGCGACAGGACTGACGCCGGAGGAAGTGTCCACGCTGGTTAAAGACTGGAGCGACCTTTGCACTATCGTCGGAGAGTGCGGTGGTATTACCCGAGTAAAGGCGCTGGCCAGAGCCGACAAGGAAGGTCGCGTGGTGGTGCTGCCGTGCAAGGTGGGCGATACGGTGTATTCGATATTTGGTGCAGAGGTTATAGAAAAGACCGTTGGCTGCGTCATCATAAACGGATACACCACCCCTCGCATTTGGGTTGATTTAGACTGCTCATTCCTGTCGTCTGTGACAACGCGATGGGATTTGGGCATTGGGAAGGATTTTTTCCTTACCCGCGAGGAGGCGAAGAAAGCATTGGAGGCGATGAAGAATGTTTGACCTGAAACCTTGCCCGTTCTGCGGCGGAGAAGCAATGCTTGAAACAATAGATGGCAACAGCCCAGGAGAGTGCTATATATACTGTCCAGAGTGTGATTTTGAAAGCGGCGTATATAGCGAACCAAAATTTATCGTCGAAAAGTGGAACAGGAGGGCTGACAATGGCTGAATACATTGAGAGAGCCGCTGCTGTAAAGGTGGTTTTGCGGGGACGAAAACCAACAAACAGTGTGGCACAAAATCGCATGTTATCTATTATCCAGCGGGATCTGCTGACAATGCCCGCCGCCGACGTTGCGCCGGTGGTGCGTGGGCGGTGGGTCTCTGTTGCAGGAAAACGCGACCGCATTTGCTCACGGTGTCTGCGCAACGAGCCTTACAAAAATGCTGATGATGATGCAGAGGTGTTTGAATTTTGCCCGCATTGCGGCGCAAAGATGGACGGAGGTGACAGCAATGCGGTTGATTGACGCTGATACGGCTGCCGACTTCGCGGAGAATTGCGGGGCAACCTTTGTGGCGAAAAGACTGAGAGACAGCAATGCCTTTCTGGAGGTCGTGACGCGGTGCAAGGACTGCAAGCACTATCGCAACCACCCGAACGGGCTGTGTTACCTACATACGGAGCCAAAGGCAAATGCCCGTGGGTATTCCGGCGAGCCGGTTTGCGTAGAGCCGGACGATTTTTGCAGCTACGGCGAGCCGAAGGAGGTGTAACAAATGGAGCTCTTTTTTGCTGGCGTGTTCTGCGGTGCATTTTGCATATTAGCTGTGGCATGGTTGATGGACTAAAAACACTTTATTGATTGTTTGTGAGGATCTTATGAAATGAGGAACGAGTTTTATAGCAACTGTTTTGTAGAAATGCTGAAGGCAAAATTGCGAAATCCAGCTATAAAGGTCATGTACCTGCCAGCGTTTCTGAATGAAGTGTCGTGCCCACATTGGATGTGGCTTGACGATGATGGAGAACATGACTTCCATTTTAATGGCCGCTTACCGTGGTGGAAATGGTTATGGCACAGGGGCTATATACGGACAGTCCACAGGGGATGTTACAAAGGCTGTATCGACCAGATGATTGAGAAGAAATATTACTCATGGTGGAACAGGAGAGCTAAAAAAGGCTGAATACATTAAGCGGAAGGCGGCGATTAAGGCCGCAAAGCACGTGTGGGCAAAAGGGCTTGAGCCGTCGCAGTATATTGAGGCCCTGCCCGCCGCTGACGTGCAGGGTATCAAGGAGCGCATCGCCATGGACATCGAGCGATACGGCGACTGCAAGGTCGTGAGCATCGTGAGCGACCGGGGACGGGAAGAACAGCTACGAATGAAAGGAGCTAAATTATGAGCATCAACATCAAGAAGTACACCAAAGACCAGATGGCGAAGATGGTGGAGGAAGCGCAGGAGAAGACTGCGGCGCTTGAAGCAGAAATCATCGAGCTGAAAAACTGCATCGACGAGAAGAATGATCTGATTGCCGAGTATGCGAACCTAAAGGCGGAGATGCAGCGAAAGAACGTCGCCCTGACCGAGCAGCTTGACAAGATGAACGGCGAAGCCATCAACAAGGCAAACGAGATCGCAAACCTGAAAGCAGACTTAGATTCAGCCAAAAACTCGGCTCAGTATTTGAACGATCAGGGGCAGCAGTATTGGAGAGCGTGGCAGGCATCGAAGCGAGAAGTTGCCGACTTGAAAAACAAGCTTGATGACACCGAGGCAGCACTTGGGCGGGCGAATGCAGAGTTGACGTATTCTGTCGCTGAAAAGAACGCGCTGCGGAATGACGTAACTAAAATGACGGATAGAGCCGCTTTTGAGCTTGGGCGCGCTGCCTACGCAGAAACCCACCCGTGGCAAAACCTGTGGGCGTGGGTGAAGAGAAAGTTGGTGCGCCATGAGTAAACCTCGTTACAGCTGGTGGGGCTATGTAAAAGCCATTATTCGCCGCTATGCCCCCGACCGAGAGCAGGAGTTGCATGGAGTGGCTTTGTTAGAAAACAACGCTGTGCGAAAAGCGGTGAGCGAAACAAAGTCAATGCAAGACGGCGAAGAGCGCTTGAAGTTTATCCGCCTTGTGTTTTGGGACAAGACCCACACGCTCGAAGGAGCGGCGATGGCGGTTAACTGTTCCGACCGAACGGCGAGACGATGGCATACCGATTTTATCAAGTGCGTCGCACGGAACTACGGGCTGCTCGATGATTAAAAGTTGGCCTTAAAAAGCCATTTGCTTATGAGATAATAGAATCGCAGAGGTGTAAAAGCCTTTGCGGTTCTCTCATTTATGGCGTTTACCTCCTGCGCCATAGCGGGGCGCGGTGCTTTTCATCTTTTTACACTGCCCCCCGCGATACGCCGCACGCACGATGCAGCCCACGATCAGGGCCGAGAGGTCGCACCTCTTATGCGGCACAGGACCCCGCGCACCTCTCGACGATGTGGCCCAGCGGGGACATTTAGGGGCGAATGTTCCAAGGCTGGCGAGGCGGTCTCCAAAACCGCTTGGGTGGGTTCAATTCCCAACCGTCCCTGCTAGATGCCGGGTCGCACCCGGACAATGTGAGACCGTCCGGCATGGCTCACATGAAAATGACAATGGCCGCTGAAAACTGCCGTGGGGATGCGTTCCCCTTGCGATAGCCAATGTGTGGCCGCTTGAAATGCTTGCGGGGCTTCAAGCGCGCATGAGGCGTGACAATCTAAGCGGCAAGCCGAACAAATGCGGGCGTAGCTCAGTCGGCAGAGCTTTATCGCGTGAAGGGATATGCGATTGAATACCCTTGGTCGCTGGTTCGAGTCCAGCCGTCCGCACTACATTGAGTTGCCCTTTGGGGCGGGTAAAGTCTGCTATGTAAGGCCAAGGGGCGGGGGCTGGTAGCAAATAATAATTTGACAACGCTTATAGGCGTATCAAAGCGGCAATAGACTGTGACGGGCGGATGAAATTAGACCGCAGCACGACAGCAATTAACGCAAGGAATGCAAGCAGAAGCAAAGCAAATGTAAGCAATTGCAAGCAAAATGTTTACATCGCATAGCTCAGAGAGAGAAAAGAAAAGCCCCCTTGTTCCCCCTTTCTTCTTCTCCCCCTTGCATCCCCCGTATTATCTTACCCCCTATAATCCCCCAAAAGAAAAGAGAGAGAGCGACATTTTGCGCGCGAGAGCGACGAGGTGATGACATGGCTGCGCGTCTGACAGACCGACAGAAAAAGAAAATACTGGCGGACTATGTGCAGACGAACAACTATTGCGCCACAGCGAAAATCAACGGCGTTTCCGCAACGACCGTTAAGAACCTTGTGCGGGCGAATGCCGACATTGTGAAAAAGTGCGAGCAAAAAAAGGAAGAGAACACCGCCGATGTGCTGGAGTACATGAACGACCACAAAGACCTTGTGTGTTCGTTCATCGGCAAGGGGCTTGAAATGCTCAACGACCCGGAAAAACTGGCGGCGGCAAATCTCAGCCAGATCACAACGGCGATGGGGACGCTGATCGACAAGTGGGCGATGATCGGCGGCAGCCCTGCCGACACGATGAAGGAAGACGCGCTGAGCGTGAGCCTGCGGGAACTGGCGGAGGAGTTGGAAAGCGATGGATAACGGATATAAAGTTTATATGCACCATTTTCCTAATGGGAAAATCTATGTTGGCATCACTAAGCAACCTGTAGAAGCCAGATGGAGAGATGGAGAAGGCTACAAGGCCCAACTTGTACATAGAGCTATTGAAAAGTATGGGTGGGATAACATAGAGCATATCGTATTGGCAAGCGGCCTAAGTAAAAAAGATGCTGAAGATATGGAAATCCGTTTAATTAAGGGGTTCAAATCAACCTGTCCCGAGTTTGGGTATAACGTGGAAAATGGCGGGAATTGCATTGGAACTCACTCCGAAGAAACAAAAAGAAAGATTGCAGAGAGCAACCGAAGACGCGTTATTAGCGAAGAGACCAGAAAGAAGCAAAGCATTTCTCATAAAGGCGCGATAATGCCGGAATCAGCAAAAGAAAAACTAAGGGCAGTTATGCTCGGAAGGGTTGCCAGTGATGAAACCCGCGCCAAAATGTCAGCTGCTTCTAAGGGACGCGTTCTTTCAACAGAAGCCAGAGCAAAAATAAGCGAAGCGAGAAAAGGCAAGCATATTTCGTTTTCGAATGGAGAAGAAAGAAGCAGAAAAATTTCTGACGCTATGAAAGCAAGAAATGTGAACAACCCTGAAATTCACAAAAAAATGCTTGACGCTGCCGCAAAAAAGTGCAGTAAAAGTGTAGTGCAAAAAGACGAAGATGGGAGCATCGTGGCAATTTGGGCATCTGCGGCGGAAATTGAAAGAAACCTTGGTATAAATCATGTATATATTTCAAGAGCGTGCCACAGTGAAAGCGGAAAGCTATGCGGGTATGTATGGGAGCTTGCTTAAATGCTGAGCGAGAAGCAGAAAAAAATTCTTGCTTTTCCATATAGTCGATATGATAGTCTCATTTGCGACGGGGCCGTCAGAAGCGGAAAAACATCTTTAATGATGGTCGCTTTTGTTGATTGGGCAATGCGAGAATTTAGCGGTCAGCGATTTGGTATTTGCGGCAAAACAGTTGATTCTTGCGTAAAGAATGTAGTCCAGCCGTACTTGTTTCTTTCCTACGCTAAAAGTCGATATGTGATGCGTTGGAAGCGGGCAGATAAGGTGCTTGAAGTGCGGCGAGGGGCCGCAACTAATTATTTCGAAGTTTTTGGAGGGAAGGACGAAGGCAGCGCAGCATTGATCCAAGGCCGCACGCTGGCGGGTGTGCTGCTGGACGAGGTGGTGCTAATGCCGCGTTCGTTCGTGGAACAGGCATTGACCCGCTGCTCGGTAGACGGTGCAAAGCTGTGGTTTTCCTGCAACCCGGGAAGCCCGCAACACTGGTTTTATACAGAGTGGATACAGCGGAACAAAGAGCGGAACGCGCTGTATCTGCATTTTGAAATGACGGATAACCCCGGCTTGTCTCAAAAGACGCTGGAACGCTATCAGGCAATGTTTTCCGGCGTGTTCTACGACCGATACATTTGCGGTTTGTGGGTGGTGGCCGAGGGGCTGATCTATCCCATGTTTGACGAGAGTTGCATTGTGGACGAGTTGCCGGAAAAGGGAGAATACTATGTGTCTTGCGACTACGGCACGCTTAACCCGTTTTCCGCTGGGCTGTGGCGCTGGGACGGCAAGACGGCTACGCGCGTCCGCGAGTATTACTATTCCGGGCGCGAGAACCAGAAGAACAAGACGGACGAGGAATACGCCGACGAAATTAAAAAGCTCATCGGCGAGGCGGACGTCAAAAGCATCATCGTTGATCCGTCTGCCGCCTCGTTCATCGAGGTTTTGCGGCGTCGCGGCTACATGGTACGTAAGGCCAACAACGACGTAACCAACGGCATTATGACTACGGCGCGGTTTTTGCAGGACGGAATTCTCAAGGTGCATCGTGGCTGCAAAGACTGCATCCGCGAGTTTGGATTGTATCGGTGGGACGAAAAATCCGCCGATGACAGGCCGGTCAAGGAAAATGACCACGCGATGGACGAAACGCGGTATTTCGCTTATACGGTCCTGAAGAACAAGGCGTATCGGCGCGAGTATACACCACTTTGGAACAGATAGGACGGTGAGCGGCTATCAAAACATATAACGACCTTGTGGCGGTCGGTGAAAACGAGCAGGCGCGCATTGAGTTTATCCGCAGCGCGATCAATGAGCACCGCGATAGCACGGCGTATAAAACGGCGGTAGATGCGGAGAAGTACTATGACGGCTTGAATCCGACCATTAACCGCTATGAGAAGATCATCTATGATATGCAGGGGCGTTCCCACACGGATATGTGGACGGCAAACCATAAGCTTGCAAGCCGGTTCTTCGGTCTGGCGGTGGATCAGGAGGTTTCGTATCTGCTGGGAAACGGCGTGACCTTTGCGGAGAAGGAAACACCGAACAAACTATGCCCGGACTTTGACCAGGAAGTCATGGATGCGGCGCGTGAGGCGAAAATCGCGGGCGTGTCCTTCGGCTTTTGGGATTTGACGCATTTGCGGGTGTTCTCCCTGCTTGAGTTCGTCCCCCTCTATGATGAAGAGGACGGTGCAATGAAAGCCGGTATCCGGTTCTGGCAGGTCGCGCAGGATAAGCCTTTGCGAGCGACGCTGTACGAGATCGACGGCTTTACCGAGTATTTCCAGCCGAAGAACAAAGATATGGACGTCATGCAGCCGAAGCGCAGCTATAAACTGATCGAGCGCAAGGCCGAAGTCGGCGGAACAGAGATTTACGACGGCGGCAATTATCCGAGTTTCCCTATCGTGCCGCTGAAAAATAACAAGCGGTGTCTGTCCGAAATCGTCGGCAAGCGCAACACTATTGACGCGCTCGATCTTGCGTCCTCCAACATGGTAAACAACGTGGACGAGGGCAATTTGATATATTGGGTGCTGTCCAACTGTAACGGCATGGACGATCTGGATGACGCAAAATTTGTGGAGCGCTTGAAAACCACCCACGTTGCCCACGCAAACGGCGAAGACGGCGCAAAGGTAGAGAGCAAGACCATCGAGGCTCCGTATGAGGGCACAAGCAGCACCATTGATATGCTCAAGAAAAAGCTGTATGAAGATTTCCAGTGCTTTGACGCTGCGGCGGTATCCGCAGGGAACCAGACGGCGACCGCAATCAAGGCCAGCTATGCGCCGCTGGATTTGAAAACGGACAAGTTTGAATCCGAGGTAACGCGGTTTATTGTGGAAATCCTGCGTCTGGCAGGAATTGAGGACCAGCCGAGCTACACGCGCAATCAGATCATCAACAAGAGCGAGGAAACACAGAACATTCTTCTGGGCGCGGCGTATTACGATGATGAATACATCACAAAGAAGCTGCTGACCATCAACGGCGACATTGACCAGTACGAGGACATGGCGAAGCGCAAGGCGGCGGAAGTAATTGACTTGACGGAGCCGGTAATTGACGATGGCGAACAGTGACCTCGGGCACAAGCTAACCGACAAGGAGCTTGCAAAGCTGGAACGACGCATTGCAAATCTGTACCGTGAGGCAGGGGAAGAGTTGCAAGCTACCATAGACGCATACTTTGAGCAATTTAAGCAGCGCGACGAGGAAATGAAAGCGCTGATTGGAACCGTGCAGAACGGGAAGGAATGGACGGAGGCCGACTATAAGCAATGGCGGCTGAACCAAATCGGGCGTGGGGAACGCTATCAGGCCATGCGTGACAAGGTGGCCCACCGCGTGACCGACGCAAACGCCGTGGCGGTGTCTTACACCAACGATGCTACGCCCGGCATCTACTCTCTCAACCGCAACTATTCTGCGTATACCATCGAACAGGTCGCGGGCAACGTCGGCTTTGACCTGTGGGACGAGCAGACGGTGAAACGCCTGGTCGTAAAGCAGCCGAATTTAATGCCATATTACCCGCCGAAACGCGCCTTAAAGCGCGGTATAGACCTCGCGTATGGTAAGAAGCAGATCACGGCCAGCGTCACCAGCTCCATCTTGCAGGGGAAAAGCATCAAGCACATGGCGGACGACCTGCAAAAGCGGATCACCACCATGAGCCGCGATAGCGCTATCCGCACGGCCAGAACCGCAGTCACCGGTGCGCAGAACGCCGGACGCATGGACAGCTATGCGGCGGCGGAGAAGATGGGAATCAAGCTCAAGCGTGAATGGGTGACGACGCTGGATAACAGGACGCGCCATGCACACGCCATGCTTGACGGCCAACAGGCTGACATCGACAAGCCGTTTAAGGTTGACGGCTACGACATCATGTTCCCCGGTGATACATCAGCGCCCGGTTATCTCGTGTACAACTGCCGCTGCACAACGATTGCGGTGGTGGACGGCATAGATACCTCATCAGCGAAAAGACGCGCCAGAAACCCCGCTACGGGGCAAACAGAGGTTATCTCAAACATGTCCTATGCGGAATGGGCGGGGTGGAAAAAAAGTGTTAATACAGACGCTTTGACAATAGCAATAGAGGAAATACGGAGCGCGGATAGCGTTTCTGCCGTTTCCAATATTATGCAGGAAAGAACCAAAAAGACAGTTAATTTGTCAGGAATGGATTTAGACCTTGCGAAAGAAAATATGGAGCAGATTTTGCGGCTGGGAAATGAATACGGGTATCATTTCAGCGAGATTGTAACAACTTCCGGGCGCGCGGCACTGGGGGAGGTGAGGCGCTCGGGAGCAAGGGCCGAAAGAGTATCATTGCAATATCCTAAGAAATACTACAAAGACCAAAGCAGTCTGTTTGCTGAGTTGCGCAAATCTGCGGCGGCTGGCGAAAGCCCACGATTGGGACGTCGGCAAATCGGGGTGTATACAACAACGCACGAGTTTGCGCATACCCTGTCCGAAGAATTAACCAGCCGTTTGTATGGATACGGCGAAGAACTCGCGTTTTGGGACGAAATCGAAGAGGTTTATAAGGCCGCAAAAAATGACCGATCGGAAGAATTGGGAAAGTATGCCTTTTCCAATCAAAATGAGTTTCTCGCGGAATGTTTTGCCTATGCAAAATTGGGGGCAACGCCGAATCAATACGCCGATGAGGTTTTGAGAATCGTCGACAAGTATTTCAGGAGAAAGAAATGAACGTTGAAATCCACGACAACAGCAAAGAGGTTTCTGCTGAAATCAAGGCGGCGCTGCTGCGGGGGCTTGAAAAGATCGGGCTTGTGGCAGAGGGATATGCGAAAAAGCTGTGCCCCGTTGACACCGGCAATCTGCGGAACAGCATTACCCATGTGGTAGACGAGCAGGAACCGGCGGCAATCATCGGAACGGATTCTGAGTACGGCGGGTACGTTGAATTAGGCACCGGCATTTATGCCGAAGGCGGCGGCGGACGGCCTACGCCGTGGGTATACCAAGACGCAAAAGGCAACTGGCATTACACGCGCGGCAACAAGGCGCAGCCGTTTTTGAAACCTGCTGCCGCTGACCATGCGGGACAGTATCGGGACATTCTGGAAAGCGAGCTGAAAAATGGATAACGAGACCATCAAGGCCATTGAAGCTATCATCAAGCGCGGCAACGATGCTGAAATACGCCGAAAAGGCGACGGGTACATTGTCTTAGAGGTCAAGAAAACAATCAAATACAGCACTCAAACATAAAAAAACCGCCCCGGTTAAGGGGCGGGGAAATCATTGTTTTTTCTGTCTTGAATGTCCATTTAAGTTAAAACCCGAGTTTCGTTTGACGATTGATCTCGTAAGCAACTCCTGCATCATAAGCCTTAATAAGTGGCAAAAGTCCGTTTTCCACTTCTTCCATGAGACCGTACATCGCGTTACTTTTGCAAGCGGGAACAATTTTCCTTTGCTCGTGCGCCTCCTTGATGCCAATTTCATAAGCTTTTATTTCAATGGCGTTCATGTCAATTTCCTTTCCGGCTTTCGCCTGTCACATTTGTTCCTTGTGAGTATATGATAACATGAGTTAACTCATAAATCAATTGGAAGAATGAACAAAGTTAACTCATAATATTTGTGAATAATGTGAGTTAACTCTTTGCCATCGACATGGTATAATTACCGCAAGGAGGTAAGGCCATGCCATACAAAGGAACGGACGCAGAAAAGAAAGCCGTAAGGGAGTACCAAAAGCGGCAAGACAACATAATGATTCGCCCAAGCAAAGAGGAAGGCGCAAGAATCCGAAGCGCGGCGGCGGAAGCGGGGAAAAGCGTTCAAGCGTTTATCCTCGACATATTAAGAGAACACACCAAGTAAATAACATCTTCCGCGTAATTTGGCGCGGGAAAGGGCAATAGGAGCCAGCTACCGAGTTTTTCTCGGTGGTTGGCTCTTTTTGTTTTAGGTAAACACCGCGAAGCATAGCGGTTTTTATACAACGTTCGCCCCCGAAGAATTGGGGCCAAAGAAAAGGAGAACGAATAACATGGCGAAATTTACGAGAGCGGAAATCAGAAATATTCTCGGCGAGGCTTGCACAGAAGAGATCGAAAATCGCTTAGTTGCGCTGCATCTGGGCGTGGTCGACCCCCTCAAGGACGATCTTACGAAGTACAAGACGGACGCGGAGAAGCTGCCCGGCGTCCAGAAGGAATTGGACGATCTCAAGGCAGCAGGTGACGGCGGTTACAAGGAGAAGTACGAGAAGGAACACTCGGACTTTGAAGCCTTTAAGACCGACATCACGGCAAAGGAAAGCAAGGCGGCAAAGGAAAAGGCCGTGCGCGCTTACTTTGAGAGCAAAAACATCACCGGCGCGAATCTCGACCTTGCCATGCGTGGCTGCGGCGAGGAAATGGCCGCATTGGAGCTGGACGGCGAGAAGATCAAGGACACCAAGAGCCTTGATGCACTCGTAGACGGCACCTACAAGGGGCTTGTCTCTACCACGCAGACGCACGGGGCGAATCCCGCCAATCCCCCGACAAACACCGGCGGCGCAAAGACCCGCGAGGACATCTACAAAAAGGACGATAAAGGCCGCTATGTGATGTCTACGGCGGAGCGCCAGAAAGCGCTTGCCGATCTGATGGCAAGCGAAAACAACTGATTTTTGAAAGGAGCTATTTATGGCTGCGAAAACTAACGTAACAACTTCCGCGCAGTTTACTACTTCCGCCCGTGAGGTGGATTTCGTGTCCCGCTTTGCTGACAACTGGGACGCGCTGCGCAACATCATGGGCATTATGCGCCCTATCCGCAAGGCTCCCGGTACGAAGCTGGTTTCCTACAAGGCCAGCGTGGACGGCGGCCTCAAGGGCGGCACTGTGGCTGAGGGCGACGAGATCCCCTTCACCAAGATGAAGGTAGAGCCTGTTGCCTACGGCGACATCGACATTTCCAAGTATGCCAAGAGCGTGACCATCGAGAGCGTGGCAAAGTACGGCGCCGACGTTGCCGTGGAGAAGACCGACGAGGCTTTCCTCGTGGCGCTTCAAAATAAGGTTCTGACCGACTTCTACACCTTCCTCGGTACCGGCACTTTGAAGGTGACCGAGAAGACGTGGCAGCGCGCTTTGGCCATGGCTAAGGGCAAGGTGCTGGACAAGTTTGCCGGTCTCGACAAGGACGTGACCGAGGTGGTGGGTTTTGCCAACATCATCGACGCTTACGATTACCTGGGTGACAAGGAGATCACCGTGCAGACCATGTTCGGTATCAACTACGTAGAGAACTTTATGGGCTACCGCACTTTGTTCCTGCTGCCTGAGAAGTACATCGCCTCCAAGAAAGTGATTGCTCTGCCCGTGGAGAACATCGACCTGTACTATGTGGACCCCAGTGACAGCGACTTTGCCAAGTTGGGCCTGAACTACACCGTGAAGGGCGAGACCAATCTGATCGGCATTCACGTCGACGGCGATTACAGCCGAGCCACCGGTGATATGTACGCCATCATGGGCATGAAGTTGTGGGCTGAGTATCTGGACGGCATTGCCGTGGCTACCGTTTCGGTGGCCGGAGCGGGCTAAATAAGGGGGCAGCGTGATGCTTGAACAGGTCTTACGGCACTTGAACAACTGGTTCCTTGTGGAGATCCACGAGGGCACGTTCACCGTGGAGAATGGCAGCATTGCGCTGCCCTTTCTCCTGACCAATCAATATTTCCGCATCTGCGGTTCCGCGTTTAACGATGGATTGCACCAATACCCCGCAACCGACCTGACGGACGAAACCTTTACCGGTACAGTGTGGGCGCTGGCTGTGCCGAAAGCCGTAATCGATCTTTCGGTTGAGATTGAGGCTTGGCAGGAAAAGAACGGGGAGGCCGTTGCAAGCCCGTATCAAAGCGAGAGCTTCGGGGGCTACTCCTACACCAAACGCAGCGCGGGAAGCGACAGCGGCACGTTAAACGGCTGGCAGGACGCTTTTAGAGGCCGGTTAAACGACTGGCGGAAGCTCAAGGGGGTGGAACCGTGAGTTTACTCGACGATTTTGCAAGTAAATGCGTGCTGATGGAAAAGACGCGAACGCCGGACGGCGCAGGGGGTTACATCGTCGCGTGGGCCGAGGGCGCGGAATTTCTTAACTATCAGGCGCTTGACACCTCGATGGAGGCGCGCAGGGCGGAAAAAGAGGGCGTGACCTCGGTATATTCCGCACTGGTCAACAAGACCGTTCCCATCGAGTATAACGACTATTTCCGCGACACGTCCACCGGCAACACTTACCGCGTGACCTCAAACCCGGAAGAACGGGCTGCGCCGCGGTCGGCAGGCCCGACAATCCGGGCGCTGAAATTCTTCACCGCCGAACGAAAGGAGCTGCCGAAATGACAAAGGATAAGGCGCTCCATGCGTGGTTTTCTCAATTCCTCCCGGCCTATCCGACCTCCAACGTGCCGGAGGACGCGGTTTTCCCGTGGCTGACCTATGAGCTGATTACCGGATCATGGGAAAGCGGTGAGATCGCGCTGACGGTGAACCTATGGTACTACACAGAGAGCGAGGCAGTTCCCAACGCAAAGGCACAGGAAATCAGCGACGCCATCGGCATGGGCGGCGTGCTTGTGCCGTATGACGGCGGGGCGATGTGGATAAAGCGCGGTTCTCCGTGGTGCCAGAATATCGCGGACGAAAGCGATAAAAACATCAAGCGGCGGTATCTCAACATTACGGTTGAGTTCCTGTCGCAAAACTGATGAAAGGACAACGACATGAAATTTACCAAGATTCCTTCTGATGCGTTTCAGAAGCTTCAGATCAACGCTGGCATCTTGACGACCGATTTCACACCTGCGACCGGCACCATCGGCGAGGCGGGGCAGATCGGCGCAACGACCGGCGGCGTCAATTTTACCGCCACGCCGACCTATTCGGACTTTGGCGAGGATATCGACAACTGTCCGAAGAACATGAAGGAACTGAAAAAGCTCGATTCGTGGGAGATAAAGATGGCCGGTACGTTTGTCAATGCCGATACCGCCATTGCAAAGCGGCTGTGCGGCGCGGCAGACATCGGGACGACCGACACGACCAAGGTCACACCGCGCAACGACCTCAAGGACGCAGACTTTGACGATATCTGGCTTGTGGGCGATTACTCCGACAAAAACGGCGAAACCAACGGAGGCTTTATCGCTATCAAGCTGCTCAACGCGCTTTCCACAGGCGGCTTCCAGCTCCAGACGGCGGACAAGGCCAAGGGCCAGTTTGCCTTTGAGTTTACCGGACACTATTCCATGAGCGCGCAGGACACCGTTCCCTTTGAAATTTACATCAAGGCCGGCACGGCGGAGGCGTAAATGAAACTTTCTGAAATTCAGGGTGAGCGCGTCTTTGACGTCATTGCGGATATCATTGATCCTGTCGCAAACATTGCACAGGACAATGCGGCATCTGCGCTTTTCAGGCGCGAACGATTGCCGGAAGGTATGACGGCAAAAAACTTCTTAGTGTGGCGGGCGAGAAAGTCGCTCCCCGTGCTTTTTAAGGAGCACAAGGGCGATATCATCGCCATTCTCGCTGCCATTGAAGGGGTTAGCGAGGAACAGTACAAGAGCGAATTGACCCTTGTCAAGCTGATGCAGGACGCAACGGAGCTTTTGTCTGATGAAGCATTTGGCGTGCTTTTTATCTCAGCGCAGAGCGGGAAATCCTCTGGCTCTGCGCAGGAGAATACCGAGGGCAAAAGAGAATAAAGCCGTTCCTGCGATACTGTACGGCACGGCTCAACGAAAAAGCAAGAAACGACGCATACCGCATTTATGTGACGGACTCGCTGCGCATTGTGGCCGAAAACACGGCGCGATACGCGGGCGGGAACTATATTAAGGCGCGATACGCCGACATTATTGAGCCGAAAAAGCAGGACAACAGAACGTGCGAAGAGATTACCGCCGATGTAGTCGCGCGGTGCGGATTGGTGGTGAAACATGAATCTACTTGATTTATTTGTCAAAATCAGCGTAGACGATGGAGACGTGGACAAGAGCTTTTCGGAAACGAGCAGCAAGGCGGAAACGCTTGCCGGGAAACTGAAAGGCGGGCTTGCTACGGCGGCAAAGATCGGCGGCGCTGCGATTGCGGCGGCTGGCGCAACTGCGGTTGCCATTACAAAACAGGCCGTAGAAAATTACGGTGAGTATGAGCAGCTGGTCGGCGGCGTGGAAACGCTTTTTAAGTCCTCTGCCGATACCGTGATGCAGTACGCCAAGAACGCATACCAGACGGCGGGCATGAGCGCGAACGAGTACATGACCACCGTGACGGCGTTTTCCGCGTCCCTGCTGCAATCTATGGGCAACGACACGGACGCGGCGGCGGAAAAGGCGAATCTCGCCATTACGGATATGTCGGATAACGCGAACAAAATGGGTTCGAGCATGGAATCTATCCAGAATGCGTATTCCGGCTTTGCCAAGCAAAACTATACCATGCTCGATAACCTCAAGCTCGGCTACGGCGGCACGAAGGAGGAAATGCAGCGGCTTTTGGACGATGCGAACGCCTTAAACGCCGCGCAAGGCAACTACACCAACTATACCATCGACAGCTATGCGGACATCGTTGACGCTATCCATACCGTGCAAACGGAAATGGGCATCACGGGCACAACGCAGCTGGAAGCCAGCACGACGATTCAAGGCTCTATCGCGTCGATGAAAGCGGCGTATGACAACTTTATTACGGGGCTTGGCGATGAAAACGCCGACATGGCGGAACTCATTACAAACCTTTTGGGCAGCACCGTGACGGTTGCGGAAAACCTCTTGCCGGTCGTTGAGAGAGTTCTTGAAAACATCGGCGTTGTGGTGCAGGAAAAAGGGCCTGAGATGATTGAGAAATTCGTCGGCTATGCCATCGAAAAACTGCCGCAGATCATTGAGCTGGGCATGAAAATGGTGTTGGCAATCGTCAGTGGCCTTGCCGAGAATTTGCCGCAGATCGTCCAGTCAGTGCTTGACATGATGGCGACCATTGTAAAGACCTTTGTTTCTTCGCTCCCCGATATTGTAAATGTCGGCAAACAGATCGTGAAGGGCCTGTGGGAAGGTATCAAGGCAATGGGCAGCTGGATCGGCGATAAGGTCAGTGGTTTCTTTTCGCGGATCGTTTCCGGCGTGAAAAGCAAGCTGGGGATCCATTCCCCGTCCCGCGTGTTTGCGGGGATTGGCGAGAACATGGCGCTTGGCCTCGGCGAGGGCTGGGACAACGAGTATGACAGCATTAAGCGCGGCATCACTGGCGGTCTGGACTTCGGTACGGCACAGATCGGCGCGGAGCAATCTTTCGGCGGCCAGATGCGCAGCGCGCTATCTTCCCTCGGCGGCATGGGCGGCGATATCAACATCGTTGTGCAGTCCGTGCTTGACGGGAAGGTAATCGGCAAGACGGCATACAAATACAACAGGCAACTCCAACGAGCAATGGGGGTATAAATGGATATCACACTGAAACTCGGCGCGCTTGACGTGCACAAAAAGGTATCTACTTACTCCGCCCAGCGCGAGGTGAGCTACGGAAAGATCATTGTAACGATGGACGATGTGGAGCACGCGGTGCGGAGCAAAGACCGCTACGTCGTGACGTTCTCCCTCTTCCCAATGACGGAGGACGAGGCGACGGCATATTGCAACGCACTGCGCGCATCGACCATTGAGGTGACATTTTCCGACCCATATACCAAGACAGACATGGTAAAAACAATGCGCGTGACAAGCAATCTGGACGCGGCGTTTGCGCTTGTGTCTGTCGACGGGAAGCGCAGATATAAGGGCGGAGAAATCCAAATGAGGGAAGTCTAATGCACAAGGTAAGCAATTTGTTTTTAACACTGCTTGCCGACAAGAATCATCGCGTGGAAACCAAATTAAGCATTGCGGGGGTGGAGTACAGCCAAGCAGATATCGTGAAAGACAGTCTGCGCGTTTACGGTGGGCTGTATTCTACCTTTGGCATTGGCAACTGCTCTGCACGGCAGATTGATTTTGAGATTATTCCAAAGGGCGATATCCCGCGGCAGGCAGAAATCAAGGTTTACGCGCGGCTTGTGTCGGGTGAGCAGGCGAGTGAGTGGATTCCGAAGGGCGTGTTTTTCTTTTCCACGCGCAAGACCGACCGCGTCACGGGCGTTTTGAGCGTGCACGGGTATGATGCGATGCTCAAGGCGGAGCAAACATGGCTTGACAACAGCTATGACGCAGAGACTTGGCCGATGCCGGTATGGACGGCGGTCAATGACATTGCGGCGCGCATGGGCGTTGCTGTGGACAGCAGGACGCAGCTCAACGCGGCGTTTCCCGTGCAGTACCCTGTGGACGACGAGAACGATATGACAATGCGCGAGGCGCTGGGGCGTATCGCGGTCGCCAACGCGGGCAACTGGATCATCACGGACGATGGGAAACTGCTGATGGTAAGCTTGAACTCCATGCCCGCTGAAACCAATTATCTTATCACAGAGGGCGGCAGTGCCATCACCTTTGGCGGCGTGCGTATTCTCGTGTAAGGGGTGAGACTATGGACAAAGTATATTTGGGGCGCAGCATCGCGGAGTTTTCCCCCGGGATTGCATCAAAGCCCATTTCCAAGGTAGAGTTGCTGGACGAAAACGGCGATGTGGTCGCATCTGCCGGGGACGATACCGGCAAGACCTTGACGGCGCTGCACCCTGACGGAACGGCAGAAATGGCGCGGGCTATCCTCGGCAAAGTCAAGGGTTACGCGCACACGGGGTATGATGGTGGCGATGCGCTGCTGAATATCGCGGCAGAGATTGGCGATGCAATGACCGTCGCGGGGCACTATGTGCCGCTCATCGCGCAGGAGATCAATTTTTCGGCGCTGTGCGTTTCCGGCATTTCCTCCCCCGATGCTGACGAGCTGAACGACGAGTACCCGTACAAATCGCCGACGCAGCGGCAGATCGAGCGCAACATGGCAAAGACGCGGTCGCTCATCACCAAAACCAGCGAAGAGATCAACCTCCGCGTGGAGGGCATCAGCGATGACGTATCGTACCTGCGCGTGTCTCTCGGCAATGTGCAATCTGAGGTCAGCGGGAAAATCGACGGCAGCACGGCACAAAGCCTTATCAACCAAAGCATCGAAAAAATTGAGCTGAGCGTGTCCAGTGGCAGCGGCGGCAGCACCTTTACCCTCAAGGCAGGAAGCACCACACTGAGCACAAAAACGCTTGATTTACACGTCAATGCGGTCAACATTGACGGCACGCTCAAGGCAAGCCAAATCCAGACGGGCAGCATTTACGTTGGAGATCTCGCAGATGGCTCGAGTTACGCAACCAAGAAGTATGTGGATAACAATGCAGGGTTGAGTCAAACAGAGGTCGATGATCGTATCGATACCTACATCGACAGTACCAGTATTACAGCGGAAATTTTGCGCGGCAAAACGGTCTCACTTATGGCGAACCGCAGAACAGAAATCGGAACTATCGAGCTGGTAGACACAACCACAGGCTACGGCATCAGCATCAGTACGTATGATGGAGGCATTCAGCTCGATTCCGGCGGCAATGTGTACATTACGAGTGCATATAGGACGAGACTCCAATTAGACGATGACGCCGCCAAAATTGGTCCGACGGTATGGGCAACCGACGGAACAGTCATTTACAGCTCCGACAAAAATGTGAAAAACAGCATCGACTATGATCTATCCCGTTATCGTCAATTCCTGCTCGATCTCAAGCCTTGCCGCTTTAAGTACAACGAGGGGCAGAGCGGACGATACCATATCGGTATGATCGCGCAGGATATGGAGCAAAGCCTTGCTGACAACGGCATTGCTGCATCTGAGTTTTCCGGTTGGTGCAAAATGCCGATGCGAGACGAAAATCACAATATCACAGGCTACACTTATGGTATTCGGTACGATAGCCTGATCCCCCTAAACACGTTGATGATTCAGGAGCTCGTGAAAAGAGTGGAAGCCTTGGAGAAAAGGAGCTGGTTTTGATGGATAAGGAAAAACTCAAAAAACAAATCGATGGTGCTTACAGCATGATTACAGGCGTCTATGTCAAGGGCACGGACGCCAAGCGCGTGGCAATGGCAATGCAGCACCTTGAAAACGCCTTTGCCGAGTTGGACAAGGCAGAAAAGGAGGAAACCGATGGCTGATAAAGCAATTTCTGACCTTACCCAAGCGTTACAGATTGCCAACGAAGACCTTTTCGTCTTGCAGCAGAACGGAGAGGCGAAGAAGCTGAAAGGCTCTCAAGTCGTGCAGTATGCCAAGGACTCCGTTGCAGCAGAGGTGCAGGGTGTTAAGGAATATGCTGATACCGCTAAAGCATCGGCTGATGCTGCGGCAAAGGACGCAACCAGAGCAGAGACCGCTGCGCAGGGCATCGACGATAAGGTTGCTGCGGCTGATACGTCCGCAAAAGCGGCGGCATCTTCTGCGGCTGCGGCTGCTGCATCTGCGACCGGCGTCGACGAGAAGGTACAAGCCGCACAGACTGCAGCTGACAATGCCGCCAAGTCGGAAACGGCGGCAAAAGCCGCACAGACTGCTGCGGCCAATTCCCAGAGCGCGGCAGAGACCGCGAAGACCGATGCGCAGACTGCAAAGCTTGATGCGCAAAAGGCGTGGGAAGACGCAGAACGCGCCAAGAATGATGCGTCTGGCAGTGCTGACAGCGCAAGGCAGGAATCAGCAAAAGCCCTTGAGCACGAGCTGAACGCGCAAAACGCAAAGACAGACGCGGAAACAGCAAAGACTGACGCACAGGCGGCGAGAGACTCTATCGTCAACATGATCGTCGAGGCGGTCACGCTGGCAAGCGGTTCCGACGCGACGGTAAGCAAGAGCGTTGTTGACAACGTATTTAAGCTTGTGTTTAGCATTCCGCGCGGCAATCCCGGTGCAGATGCTCCAACCATCACGGGCATCACGATCCGGCAGAGTGACTATCACATGATCGTGTCCCTCTCCAACGGCACAACGTACGATGCAGGTTATTGTCGAGGCGCTGCCGGTGCTGGCTCGGGCGATATGCTCGCCGCTGTGTACGACCCTCAGGGCAAACAGTTGGACATCTACAAATATGTCGATGACGCGTTTTCCAACGTTCCCGCCGCCAATGTAAAGTTTTCCGACGGCACAACGTTTCAGCAGAAGTTGGACAGCGGCGCGCTTAAAGGAGACCCGGGGAAAGACGGTGCCCCCGGGGAGAAGGGCGCTCCCGGCGAGAAGGGCGCGGACGGCGCTCCCGGCAAGGACGGTGCCAAGGGAGACAAGGGAGACACAGGCGCGCAGGGCCCGCAGGGCTTGCAGGGCCCGAAGGGCGACACCGGACTGCAAGGACCGATTGGCCCACAGGGGCC